CATCTCTTGGCAGATGATGGGAAGTGGACTTCAGATGAAGTAGCCAACCGCGATTAGGAGATAAATTAAATGCCAAACTGGAAAAAAGTCGTAGTTTCGGGCAGTTCAGCCCATTTAAATCATGTAACAGCAAGTGGAAACATAAGTGGCTCATCAACTTCTCATCTTACTATGGCACAAATATCCTCAAGTGGAGATGTAGTAGCAGATGGTGATGTTGTAGCATATAATTCTTCCGATGAAAGACTTAAAGATAATATAGAAGTTATTAAAGGTTCATTAGATAAGATAGGTGGAATTAGAGGTGTAGAATTTGATTGGAATGATAAATCACCTGGATGGGCAAAGGAAAGAGGACACGATGTTGGAGTTATAGCACAAGAGGTACAAAAAGTTTTACCAGAAGTAGTAGTAGAGAGAAAAAGTGGTTATTTAGGAGTTGATTATAAACGATTAATTCCATTATTAGTAGAATCCATAAAAGAATTAAAACAAGAAGTAGAAAATTTAAAGAAAAAAGTGAATTAAGACAATTTACTTGATATTTATAGTATAGTTATATAACAATAATAAGGAGAAAAAGTTATGGCTGTCAAAGAAGAATCCAATTTAGCTAAAAAGGTACAAGAAAAGACAAACCCATCAGAAACTAAATTCACAGATGAAGAATTACAATCACTACGTGAATTACAAGATGGTTATTCTGAAAAATCAGCTCAATTTGGACAATTAAAGGTACAGAAACTTTTGGTTCAACAACAATTAGATGCACTTGATGCAACTGAAATTCAGTTTGAGAGTGAATATTCTGATTTACAAAAACAAGAACAAGACCTTGTTCAAAAGTTGAATGAAAAGTATGGTCCTGGTAATTTAGATCCCGCAACGGGAGTTTTTACACCAGCACCAATAGCTACCCAAGTCACAGAAGCTTCAGAAACTGATTAAAATAATCTCCCTTAAACATATCGTTTGAGAAAGTTACTTTATATTTATAGTTGAAATAATTACACAAATATAATTTAGTTATTTAGACTAATTCTTTAACATATAATAGGAGAAAAACAATGGGAGAAAGAATCGTAAGTCCGGGTGTATTTACTCGGGAACGGGATTTATCATTTCTACCTGCAGGAATTGCAGCCATTGGAGCATGTATAGTTGGACCAACAGTTAAGGGTCCCGCATTTGTTCCAACGGTAGTTAGTAATTTCTCAGAGTTTGAAGAAATGTTTGGATCTACGGATTCTCGATTTTACACACCGTACGCGGTAGAACAATATTTAAAGAGTGCAGGAACAGTTACGATTGTTCGTGTTCTTAATACAGGTGGATACACACCAGATTTTGTCGCACTTGGTCTTTCAAGTTCAGCGGCATCAATAAGTAGAACTGTAGCAGTATTGGCACCATCGAGAGGTGGTTCAAACGGAGCAGGTGATTTAAGTTTATGTGCACTCGCAGCAACTGAAAGTGCATATACTTCACAAACATTAACTGTTAATGGTACTGATGTAGATTCAACTGATTATACAATATCATTTAACACTTCAAGTGCAAATTATATTGATGAAGTAATCAGTTCGGATCCGCTAGTACAGAAATCAGGAACTGCAACTGTAGCCGTATACTTGTATAAGAACTTTAAGTATCATCAGAGTTCATATGGATGGGGCACAGGAACTGCAGCAGACCATAGTGGTTCAATTTCAATTGGAGGTATAGGTGATTTTACAGACGCCAGTTATGCAAATGCATCAACACCATACATTCAATCACAATTGATTAATAATGCAAGGTATAATCTTTTTAAGGTTAATACACGTTCACACGGTAGTAATGTAAATAACAAATATAAAATTGCTATTTTGAATGTAAAGAAAGCAGGAACAGTTGCAGGTAGTGATTATGGACAGTTTTCACTTCAAGTAAGACAAACTGGTATGGATGATAATGGATTAACAACAGATAATGTTGTAGAACAATTTGATGGACTTAATTTTGATCCTAAGAGTACGAATTTCTTCGCTCGTAGGATTGGAGATAGGTATGTAACTATTGCTTCTACTGGAAAACTCACTTATAATGGTGATTGGAATAATAGATCTAAATATATTTATCTTTCCGATTTCGCTGCTATTTCTGATGGTTCAATTCCAAAGGTATTAGTTCCAATGGGACACGCGTCAATTCAAGCACCGTTAAATGATGCTAATATGCCAGCATGGCCATTTAAAGTAACTCAATCAAACGCACAAGGTGAGTTTGATAGTAATGTACTTTATGGTCATGATTATGGAAATGCAGACGCAGAACAGTATTTATGTCCTACCAATGGATTTACAGGTGGAACAAATACAAGTATGAGTTTGGAAGATATGAATGGACATGATGATGCATCAGTTTTGGGTACAACAGAAGGCCTTCATTATGCATCCGCTACTTCGTCTATTTCATTGACTACATCACACTTGAAACAACGGAAGTTTATTGTTCCATTTCAAGGTGGATACAATGGTGATAACCCAGCAAATCCGAAATTGACAGGAGCGAGTATAGTGGCATCAAACACACAAGGGTTTGACATTTCAAGTGCAACAGCAACTGGAGCAGTGGCTTACAAGAAAGCAATTAACGCAGTAAGTAATCCTGATGAGTTTGATATCAATATGTTAATAACACCTGGTATTGTTCATGATTTACATCCAAAGATTACAAATCATGCAATAGCCAAGTGTGAAGAACGTGGTGATGCATTCTATGTATTTGATTGTGGTAAACAAGGTGGTGATATTGCAAGTGCAACCGCAGCAGTATCCTCACTTGATACAAACTACGCAGCAACCTATTATCCTTGGGTAAAGATTGTTGATAGGAATACAGCATTACCAGTTTGGGTCCCACCATCAGTTGTACTACCTGGAGTAATAGCATTTACAGACCAAGTAGCACACGAATGGTTCGCACCAGCTGGTTTAAATCGTGGTGGTTTAACAACTGTACTTGAAGCACAGACAAGATTGACTCATGACGAAAGAGATGAACTCTATGAAGCACGAGTTAATCCAATCGCTTCATTCCCAGGTCAAGGTGTAGTAGTTTGGGGACAAAAGACCTTACAAGGTCGTCCTTCAGCACTCGATAGGGTTAATGTACGGAGATTGTTAATTAAACTGAAGAAGTTTATCGCCTCGTCAAGTAGATACTTAGTCTTTGAACAGAACACATCAGCAACAAGAAATCGTTTCTTGAACATTGTGAATCCGTTCTTAGAATCAGTACAATCTAATAGTGGTCTATCAGCATTTAAGGTAGTTATGGATGATTCCAATAACACACCTGATGTGATTGATAGAAATCAACTTGTTGGTCAGATATTTATCCAACCTACAAGAACCGCAGAGTTTATTGTACTTGACTTCGTGGTACTTCCAACGGGAGCAACTTTCCCAGCGTAAGTTTAATCACATAGATTAATAAATAAAAAGCCCCTCTTTTTTGAGGGGTTTTTTGTTGCTGGATATATTTATATATGACATGGAAATAAAACTTCTAAAAAACTATGAAAAATGAATATGATGATTTTTTAGAAATTTGATATTTATAGTTGAAGAATTAAAAACTTATATTGGAGATTAAAGATGCCAGACTTATTAGATCCTTCTGAAATAATGTTCACACCGTTTGAACCGAAAACTAAAAACCGGTACATCATGTATATTGAAGGTATTCCTGCTTATCTTATTAAGACAGCGAATAGACCTACAATAGCATTTGAAACTATTGAACTTGACCATATTAATGTAAAACGATATGTTAAAGGTAAAGGTTCATGGGAAGAACTTGAAGTTACTCTTTATGATCCTGTTGTTCCATCGGCCGCACAGGCAGTTATGGAATGGGTAAGATTAGGTCATGAATCCGTTACGGGTAGAGATGGATATTCAGATTTTTATAAGAAAGATGTAACAATTAATGTTTTAGGACCAGTAGGTGATAAGGTTGAAGAGTGGACACTTAAAGGTACTTGGATTACCAACGCAACATTTGGTGATTTAGATTGGGCAAATGCAACAGACCCAGTTGATGTAACCTTGACACTTCGCTATGATTACGCTATACTTCAGTTTTGATGATACGGATTA